TGTAGGGGTGGGTCCATTAACAGGAGAAGAGTCTAGAGAACACAATGGAACAGAATATGAAGGTAAAACTTATCTTCCAGTTGGTAAAGCATTAAATACAAAAGAGTCGGTTAGCATTGGTTCTATTGTTAGAGTGAAAGTAGATGAAGTTAGAAAGAAAGGAACAGGCTATAGTCTTTATTCAGCAAAGGTAATTGAGATACCCGAAGTAGAATCACCAGAGAAACTAATAACTCTAGAATTATTATCCAAAGAAGGGAGAAAAACCTTGAAATATGATGTAGCCGATGCCCTATTAAAATATACTATAACTGATGGGATTCATGGAGAAGCAGATATTATAATGAAGTCAGATTATGAAGGATTTACTATCTATGGTTTTGAGGGAGACACTTTAATGGAAAAGAATGCATTAGCAGATATTGACCTATGGAAAGAACAAATAACTGAAATGATAAAGTCCCACACTTCTGAGGCTAGAGTAGCAGTAAAAAACTATTTACATGCAGAAGGCAAGCCTACAGAATTAAAAGATATATATGCCTTTATGGAGAAAAATAAACCAGAATTAGTAGAAAAATTATGGGAAAAGAAATTTGAGAAATTCACAAAATGGATGGATGATTATGATGATTTTATTAGAGTATCTCCTACTACTTATTCTGACAATGAACTTAAAATAATTAAGGATGAAGAAACAGACACCAAACAAGGCATTTATAGATTATATCTTAGAAAGGATGATAACATAGAATTGCTAATCAATTATAAAGGAAAGACTCTTGCCTGGATAATTGACATAGAAGACACCGAGGACATTTACAATCTATTTGGAAAGGCGGGTAAGTTTCCTGCACAAATCGGGAAAAAGAGTCAACCAGACAAACTATTGGATAAAGGAGAGATAATATTAGGAGTGCAGAAACATGGTTATCATGAATATAAAATAGATGGTGACAAGTTTAAGACTAGATTACACTTTAGAGTAGTTCCTGTAAATGAACAAGATACCTGGATAGTATGGACTGGATTCAAACAAGAGATGTTAGATTCAAAAGAAGACGAAGGCATATGGGATATTGCAGAGGATAGGCATAAAAAGTTAACCATGCAAATTGCTGAATGACGCTTACTTGATATAGTCAAAGGGGAGAGGGTAATTGTGTCCGATGCGACTTTGTTGAAAAGTGATACAGAAGGAACCTTTGATATTCTAAAATCAGATGAATTAGTAATTGGTGGATATGCTTCAATAGAAATTGTAGATAAACAAAATGACCTTATTACTTTAGATGCACTTAATGAAGCAGTTAAGAAATACATGGAAATTAAGAAATACAGAAATGTAATGTCAAATCATTCAAATGTTCAAGTTGGAGATGTAATACCTCAGTATAGAGATAAAAACGGAACCATTCATAAGACACAAGTAGATGATGTAGGATTTTATGTTGTTATCAAGTTAAGAGACGATATAGAAAAAGCAAAAGAAATTTCAAGAGGTATTAGAAAAGGAACCCTCCGTTCATTTAGTATAGGTGGACAAGCACTTTCAAAGAGAAAGAAAACTAGCCCAGATATTGGCGAGTATAATGAAATAGATAAATTAGAACTCCATGAAGTCACAATTTGTGAAAAAGGAATAAACCCGGAAGCAAAATTTGATATTCTAAAGGAGGATAACGAAATGACCGAAAGATTGGAAAAAGCGTTGGACGAACTTAACGACCTGATGAAGGAAGTTAATGAGTTAAAGAAAGATGAGGGCGGAGACGACTTCTCTGAAGCACCTAAAGAAGAGATGCCATTGGAAGAAGAGGAAATGCCCATAGAAGCGATGGATAATGAAGAAGACGATGATACCGTTGAAGCATCAGACACCGCTTATGAAGGAGATGAAGAACAAAAAATGCGAACCGGTCCAGAAGGTCCAGTAGAGCATGGTTTTGGTGAAGATTTGGCCGCAGGTCAAAAGCATTCACAAGCAGGCCAAGTAGGACAATTGTATAAGGAGTGGACTAATGATGACTTCGCTACACTTGACTTGTCTGTTGAGAATGTAGAAAAAGCCTATGATGCGTTTAAGGCCGAACAACTAGAGAAGATGGCTTATGACTCATTAAAGACCAAGTTTGCAGATAGGTTTGCTAGTGAAACATCTGTCCGTAAGGCTGATGTTGCGCGTCATGAGTATGATGCAAAGAATGAGGTTGAGACCTTAAGAGAGGAGTTTGCTTCTCTTCGTAAGAGCCTAACACAACAGTCAAATGAGATTGTTAAGGCTCAAACTATTGAGGTTCCCGACTTTGATGTAGGTGAAATGTCTTGGACAGATATTCATAACATCATTAGCGAGTTTGAGGAGTGATAAAGGATGAGTTACATTAAGACAATGAAAGACTTAGAAGCCGCAACCTACGGTGTTCGTGGGGGAAGCGGTAATGCTTTGTTAAAGAGTGCAGGTGTTGTAGCGTGGGGTTCTTCAGGAACAGGCCACGATACTGATGTTGCTGGTTTATCCGGTGCTTCGGGCCTTGCTGACTTGTATAACAGGGCTTATGGACAAAAGGTTTGGTCTATGCTTAACCAAGAGGTTAATGCATTGGCTATGCTTGCAAAGAGGCCATACACAACAAGTGGATGGCGAGTGCTAAAGAAGAGAGCAGAAGGTGGTTCAGGTTCAACCTTCGATGTTACAATGAGTGGCGCAGCAACTGCTAGAGGCGTTGATGCACCATCTGCTGATAATATCGGTGGTGTGGCTGAGAATGCATCTTTGGGAACAGGTAACGATATTCCGGCTATTACACCAGAATACACGAAACTCTACACCAGCCCTAAGACTGTGGCTCATTTGTTTGAGTTCTCAGAATTGGCTCTTGAGATGGCTAAGATAGATGATGGCGTTGGCGATTTGCGCTCTTTAATCCGTGAGGATATGGGTAAGCATCACGCTGAGGTTCAGAATAAAATGCTATTGATGCCATTAGAGGCTTATGACCAAGTAATAACTGGAAGCGATAACCGAGTGAATGTAAACAAGAATTACACATCTCTAATGAAGGTGTGTGCTTCAAGCCAAGAACTAGAAGCAATGGTTGATGCGTCAATGCTAGATGATTCAACAACTAGCACCGGCGGTCTAACAGCAACCCTTAGCACTATCTTTGGGGCTACTGACAGGCAATTGGTTAGCAATGCTTACAATGCATCTTTCCTTGATGCAGAAGTTGATTACGGCTCAGGATATGCGGCAGGAGATGCTCGCGTTCTGACGCTAACAATTATTAACGATATGCTGCGAAGGCTGCGAGAGAACGGTGGTAGTCCAAAGGTTATCTTAACCGGGTATGACACCATTCAGCATCTTGGAGACCTATTGCAGGCTCAGGAAAGGTTTATGGACAGGAAAGAGGTTATACCAACACACGGCGGCGTTCGTGGTGTAAAGGGTAGAGAAGTTGGCTTTAGGGTCGCTACCTACTATGACATCCCGATTATTCCGTGCAAGGATATGCCTAAGACTGGAAATGGCTCAAATAAACTGAGCGATATGTTAGTGCTAGATACTGACCACTTGTGGATTTCAGTGCTAAAGCCTACTCAATACTTTGAGGATGGTATAGACCACGGAAATCCCTTTGGCGTTGGAACACTAGGTAATCAGGCAATGTATAGAACCATTGCCGAAACCGGCTGTTCTTTCTTTAAGGGTCAGGGTAAGATAACTAACCTAACAAGTGCTTGAAGGTGATTAAATGACGGCAACTATAACTTTAGTTGGTGACCATAAGGGTATAACTAGGCCAAAGGCTGTAGGAGATGAGTATGTTGTTGATGCGAATATTAACATCACATCTTACACGGCTAATGGAGAGGTCATATTAGCGACTTCTCTTGGTCTAAGCACCCTTCATGCTGTCTGCATCACAGGACAAGAAAAGGGAGTTGGAAACGCAGGTTTCCTAGCATCTATTGAACTAGACACTGCTGGCGCTTATGCTAGTAGTTCTTCGTTTCAGATTGTTGCTACCGACTTTGACGGGACTAATGCAGCAGC